CGATATAAACTAGTAGTAAACTTACATAAAAACAATTTAATACGTACTAATAAAGCAATGATGTATGGTGGAACAGTAGAATTGAGAACACCATTTTTACATAAAGATTTGGTAGAATTTTGTTTAAGGATTCCTCCCAAATACAAAGAAGATGGACCAATGTGGAAACCAATGTTAAGAAAAGCATTTGCTGGTAAACTTTCAGATGAACTTTTGTTCAGACCTAAAAAGACTTTTCAAGATGGTTGCCATACAATCTATCTCAAAAACCATAAAGAACGAATTAAAGAATCTTATTTGTCTCATTATGGTCAAAGAAATCCCTTAGAAAGTTTTTTAGGGGGTTGACATTTATAAATGTCATGTTATAATAATAACTATATAATAATGTATGATATTACTAATATAGTGTTTATCATATAAATTTTAATAATTAATTTATTCCTTATGCAAAGTCATGAAGGAGTATAGAAAGAAAAATATGTCAGCACTGCTGAAACAGCTTCCAGGCCATGAGCTAAAGGCCACACCCACCGCAACAATAGTTCCCTTTAAACAAAAAACTGTTAAACAACTTGCGCCTGAAGAGGCTAGACTGGTTGTAGATGTTGCAAAAGATAGTATTACAAGATTTACTCAAGATCATGTAAAGACACTAATATCCCTCCGTAGTCAAGAAAAATATCCGCGTATATATGGATCACTTTCAACATTAGATTGGGAAGAAACTAAGTTAGTTAATGATGAAGATATCATTGAAGATAACAAGACCTTTATTCAATTAGTAAGAGCCGGTGTAAATCCAAAAGGCAAAAGTATAAGTGAAGACTTATATGAAAATGGTTATTCTTTGGGTGAACTACCTATGATGGTTTTGAAGTTCGGTGATAAGTATTTACCGATTGATGGCAGAACACGAAATACTTATCTTGGCGGTATGGGAATGAAAAATCGCATTGTCGATGTTTTCGTAGATCCAGAAGAGAAGACCAATGGCCGTGAAGCATCTTTTGCTAAAGTAGTTATTTTTGCAACTTATCTGAATAATTATAAAAAAGAATTTGGAGCCGCTTCTTATCATGATATTCAGAAAGCCATTATGACATTGATTGAGTTAAAGGCGATTAAGATGCAAGAAGGTGAAACGGGAAGAATCGACATGACAGATGCTATTAGTAATGCCCTTGACCAAATGAGTTCTAAACTAACAGCCAATCAAACTAATGATCTTATTCATGATGGAATAGAAAAACTTACTGGTGTTAGACAAGTTGCATCTTTTCCAAATGGAAAAGGAGTTTATGAGTGGTTGCATGAAAATGGGTATGATGATAATGCCGAAATTATGTATGTTCCGGTCTCAACTTCTTTTATCGGAAAACTTCATACTACAATGGTCACTAAGGTTAGAGATAATCCTTCAAAAAGTGAATTTAGAATGGTGGGTTATGTTGGAGTTCTTAATGCAGACAATCCTAAGGATCATTGGAAGAAAAATTTAAGTTTTAAACAAGACCTTATTGATTTTGAAAAAGCATTGAGTATCTTAAGATTTGGAGGTGCCAAAAGAATATCTCCAAAAATTAGACTTCATGGGTTGATTCCTCAAGTAAAGGAATTGGAAGATAAGTACCCTATGGATAAACTTTATGTCTTTCCAAAGGATCATGCGGAAGGCTAAACATAAAAGGGGCGGGGGTCCCAGATAGGGGTTCTGGCCCTTAGACTTCTGCCCACTCTTGACATTAATAAAAAGTGTAGTATAATATAACTATGGGACCATTCGATTTTATAAAAGCTATTAATGCTCATAAAAACATCATGAAAAGTGATGATCCATTAGCGGAAAAAGACTATATACCGTTTCTTATCAACAGAGGATTGTCTTTTTTTCAAGATACTGTCATACAAGTCAATGAAATGAATAGGTTACATTTTATTGATAACAAACTTCAATTCGATTATTTACTAAATAATATCAGACCACGTAAGAGATGGTCTAAATGGTTGAAACCAGACAAAATTGATAATCTAGAACTAGTCAAAACGTATTTTGGTTTCGGTAATGAAAAAGCAAAGGAAGCTTTGGAAGTCCTCAGTAATGAGGATATCATAGATATTAAAAGTAAACTTGCAAAAGGTGGAATGGAGAAAAATAATGACAGCAAACATAGATGAGATGGTCGAATGTACTTTAGCAGAACCAGACGATTTTTTAAAAATAAGAGAAACTTTAACCAGAATAGGGGTCGCTTCTAGAAAAGATAAGACCTTGTTTCAATCTTGCCACATATTACACAAACAAGGACGATATTATATTGTCCATTTTAAAGAGTTGTTTATATTAGATGGCAAACCAACAAATTTTTCAGAGAATGATCAAGCGAGAAGAAATACAATAGCAAACCTATTAGTAGAATGGAATTTAATTAAGTTAGTGAATCCTGAACAAACATCTACATTAATTGTACCCTTGAATCAATTAAAAATTCTTGCATATAAAGAAAAAGATGAATGGGTATTAACAGCGAAATATAATATAGGAAATAAAAAAGTGAATTATGAGTAAAGCGAAAACAAAATCGCCATCAACTACTACAACAACAATATCAAAAACAAATCACGGAACGGAAAAATTAAAGTTCTATAGAATAAACGAAAAAGCACAATTACCTGTTTTTTCGACAAAACAATCGGCTTGTTTTGATATTCATGCAAATTTAGTTGAAGGTGAAGTAATTCAGTATTATCAAGCTATAGCCACCAAACAAATACCTAGAAAGGTTTCGTTTGATATAAATAGTAATAATACATTTATACAGCTCAATAATATGGAAAGAATGTTGATTCCTACTGGACTTATCGCAGATATTCCAGTCGGGTTTTCTATTCGATTACATTCACGATCTGGTCTGGCATTTAAACAGGGAGTTTATCTCGCAAATTGTGAAGGAATTATCGACAGCGATTATGTCGATCCCGTCTTTGCAATGGTTACTAGTCTTAGTAACGTACCCGTGAGAATTTATAATGGAGATAGGATATGCCAAGGAGAACTGGTTCGATGTGAAAATTATACATTGAATGAGTCTGATGAACCTCCAACTCGTAAAACAGATAGAGACGGAGGATTTGGTTCGACAGGTGTTTAATTATACACCTTTATCTTTAATTTAAATAACGGAGTACTAATGTTAGAAAAAGCAGTAGGATGGATGCGTCAATTAACTGAGGCAGGAATTGCATTAATCGCACTTGGTGTGGTTCTGCAAATCATTTGGCCTGGCGCAGCAGCCATTCCTTTTATCGGAATAGATATCGTAGGGAACGTTCTTGGTCTAGTTGCAAAACTAGGTGGAGAAGGTCTTGTAGGTCTAGTCGCAGTTTGGGTTCTTTGGAGCATCTACGAAAGAAAGTAGAGTCTAAAGGGTCTTGACAAATCAAGAAACCATGATATAATAACCTTAAGTGATTTTTATATTATGGAAACAAAATTCAAGGGGATTTGATCTCTTCAATGAGTGGATGATCCCCTTGTCTTATAATAAATCGTTATGAAAGCAAAATATACATTATTAGTGAAAGAAGGATCTTATGCCGCAGATTCATTAATAACATTGATTTTTATAGTTTTAAGACATCGCTTCCAACATCTATGTAAAGGTGAAGGATGGCGTGATTGAGGTTGTCCATAGTGGAAACCTCGTACTACAACGATTGCTCTGGCGTATGAGAATCGTTTATTTTTAACCTCGCTTTTAAGGAGGAAATATGGTATTACGCGCACAGCATGTTCCCATGAACTTTGGGGATTTCGAAAAAGCTCTAGGATTTTCAATAGGGTTCGATTCAATGTTTGACAGGTTGCTTGGAGGAAACATGCAACATGTCTCAAACAGTCAAGGGTATCCACCCTACAATATCCGAAAAGAAGGAGAAGCCAAGTACATCATCGAAATGGCCGTAGCAGGTCTTTCGGAGGATGATCTTGAGGTTGAATTAAAAGAGGGAACTCTTACAATTCGGTCTAAGCAATCTACAGATGATGAATCTGATTATGTTCATCGTGGGATTGCCAAGAGACAGTTTGAAAGGTCTTTTGCTCTTTCTGATGACATTGTTGTTAAGGGGTGTGACTTAACTAACGGAATGTTAATTGTTGAACTTGAGAAGGTGATTCCAGAGGAAAAACGAGCACGTTTGATTCCTATTGGATCTAAAACGATCAAGTCGATCAACTAACACATGATGCGCCCATCAGTATTTTATACTGGTGGGCTTTTTT